GAAAGCGTTTCGATCTACTACAATCACGAGGGTACCCGGCACATCGCGGCCGGCGTGCGCGGCTCCGCGAAGCTGCGCTTCACCAAGCGCAGGACGCCCGAGATCGAGCTGAGCCTGATCGGTCTGTGGAAGTCGGACTCGTCGGTCGCATTGCCGACCCTGACCACCACCGCCTGGAAGGATCCGCTGCCCTCGACGCCCGCCAACACGGCCGGCTTCACCATCGACGGCCAGGCGGTGCTGGGCAGCAGCTTCGAACTCGATCTCGGCATGGAGTGCGCCTATCGCGACCTGCTGAACAGCGAAGAGATCATCGTACGCGAGCGCAGGCCCAAGCTCACGGCGCTGATCGAGGAGCTGCCGCACGCCACCAAGAACTTCTTCGCCCTGGTCGGCGCCGCGCCCGTGCCGGTCGTCTACACGCATGGCGTCGGCGCCGGGAAGATCGTCGACATCAGCGTGCCGCTGGCGCAACTGCAGTCGGTCGCGCGGCAAGAGGAAGACACGGTGTCGATGCTGAACATCCCCGCCGATGTGACGCTCGGCCCGCTCCCCGAACTCACGATCTCCGTCAAGTAGCCAGCCCGAAAGGACGACAGCACGTGTTCGATTTCCAGAAGGACTTCCGTTTCACCTTCCCGGTGAAGGTCACCGTCCCTACGCCTGACGGTCAGGTCCAGAAGACCTTCACCGGCAAGTTCCGCCATGTGCCGAAGGTCGAGATGGACGCAGTGGTCGTTGGCAAGGGCGACGAAGGCGCGCTAGCGGGGCTTCGTCTCGCCTTCATCGGATGGGGCGAAGATCTCACGCAGAACGGCAAGCCGCTGGCCGAGAGCGATGCCGCGCGTGATGAGCTGCTTTCAGTTCCCTTCATCGTCGCCGCGATCAGCACCGCGTACTGGCGCGCGATGAACGGGGTCATGACCGAAAAAAACTGAGAGCCGCGGCGCGCCACTGGTTCGACTGGAAGCCGGGCGCGTCGCGACAGGCCAGCTCGGAGGACAAGGCGGCGATCGCCGACGAGCTCACGGCGCTGGGTGTCAACCCTGTGGAGACGATGGCGGAATGGACCGGCGCAGCATCAGCACCCGATATGGTCGACGAGCGGCTTGCGCTGCCCGCCGAGCTGGAGCCCGTCGTGCGCGCCTTCCTGATCGGCGCCACGCAATGGCGATGGCTGGGTACCGGCTTCTCGGCGATGCCGCTCGGCCTGGACTATGCCGGCATCCGTGCAGGCTGCGCGATGGCGGGCCTGCGCCTCACTCCAGAGCAGTTCGACGGCTTGCAGATCATGGAAGCCGAGGCGCTGAAGCTGTTGGCGCGGTGACCTGATGGCTGCACCGCTGAAGATCTCCGCCAGGCTCACGCTCGACACGTCCGACTTCAGGAAAGGCGCGGCCGAGGCCGACCAGCTGGGCGACCAGCTCGTTCAGAAGGAGCGTCGCCGCAATTCGCAGTACGACGAAGCCTATGCCGCGCGCGGCCGGGCGAAGATGTCGGCCGAGACGCAGGGCGCCGCGACGGGACAGGCGGCAGCCGATCGGGCAACGGCTCGCCTTGCGGCGCAGGAGGCGCGTGAACAGGCCGCCTTGCAGCGACGGACGGACCGCGAAGCGGCGGCCGCTGCCCGAACGGCGAAGCAGACCGCCGAACAGGAAGCCCGCGAGCAGGCTACCGCGAAGCGCAGGGAAGAGCGGCAGCAGGCCGAGGCCGCGAAGACCGCCGAACGGGCGACGAGGCAGGCGGCCGACGCCCAGCGGGCTGCGCAGCAGGCTGCGGACAAGGAAAGCCGGTCGAGCGCAAACCGCGCCGCACAGCTGCAATTCCAGTTCAACGACATCTTCACCAGCCTGGGCAGCGGCCAGAACCCGCTCACGGTCGCGATCCAGCAGGGACCGCAGATCACGCAGCTATTCGGTGGTCTCGCGAACACGATCGCCGCCATCCCTCGTGGCTTCCTGATCGCCGGCGCCGCGGCCGCGGGTTTCTTCGCCCTGTTCGGGCCCGGCATGGCCGCTGCGGCCGCGAGTGCGGAGCGACAACGGCAGTTCAACATCGAACTTCAGGCGACGGGCAACATCGCCTCGGTGACGGCCGAGCGCCTCGACGCCCTGGTCAAGCTCGAAGCCCGACGGGCCGGCGGCGATCGCGCCGAGACGCGGTCAGCGCTCAGCACCTTCATCGCCAATCCGAACCTCGACAGCGAGCAGGATCTGTTCCGCGCGCTGGGCCTGGCACGCGATCTCGCCCGCGTGCAGGGCCAGGAGCTGCCGGCCGCCGCAGCCGACTTCAACCGCTCGCTGGACGGCACGGTCGCCGGCGCGCGTCGTCTCGACCAGGCGTACAATATCCTGACCGCCTCGGAGCTGGAGCAGATCCGCGTACTCGAGGAGCAAGGCAAGAAGCGCGAGGCGGCGAACATCCTGCTCGAAGCGACTGAACGGCGCTTCAAGGGGCTGAACGAGCAGGGTATCTCGCCGACCACGAAGTACTTGAAAGAGCTTGGGAACGCGTGGACCGACTTCTACGACAAGATCGGCAAGGCCCAGGTCACCCAAGGCATGATGTGGGCCGGGACGCAGGTGCTCAAAGGCGCCGCGATGCTGGTCGGCGGTCCGCCAGCGATTCCAGGCGCGTCGCCGAACGGCAATAACGGACTGACGCAGGACGACGTCAACAAGGAGCGCGCTTCTCTCGCCGATGCCGAGAACCGGCTGGCCGAGCTGCGTGAGAAGTCGCGGCAGGCCATCAAGCCGCTCACGATCGACGCCGACATCAAGGCGGCCGAGAAGCGCGTCACGGATCTACGCGCCAACGTCGCCTCGCTGGAGAACGATCTTCGCAACGCCGGCACCGGAACCACGGCCAAACAGACCGCCACGGTTAATGCGGAGATCGAGCGTCAGAAGAAGGAGATGGCGGACCTTCTCGCCAGCGCTGGCACGATCGAGACCCAGCGCCGCGCTTTGGAAGGCAAGCGCACACAGATCCAGGGCTTCATCGATCGCGGCGACCTTTCGCCCAGCCAGCTGGCCCAGGCCGAACAGGCGCTGCAGACCATCAATGGCCAGCTTGCGTCGCTGTCGACAGCCGGTGAGAAGCTCCAGCGGGATCTCGATCTTGACCAGCGCATCGCACGCCTGCCGCAACACCTGCAGGCCGCCGAGCGCGCATGGGTCCAGATGTACCGGTCGGCGAAGGAAGCCGGCGACGATGAAGACGCGGCCCGGCGGAAGGCGGACCAGGCGAAGGCCAATGCGCAGCAGCAGCAGTCCACCGCGACGCAGGAACAGATCGCGCTGCTCGGCGCCGAGGCCCGTGCCGCGCTCGAAGTGGCGACGGCCTATGGCAAGTCTCGCGCCGAAGGGCTGAAGGCCGCCGCGATCGGCGCGGCACGGTCGGCCGAGGAGCAGGGGCAGATCGCTCCTGGTGCGGCGGCCGACGTGGCACAGCAGACGCTGGAGAAGAACGCCGCGGCCACGGTCGCCGCCGTGGCCGAAAAGAACCGCGCCTACGAGGAGGAGATCGCAGGGCTCGGGCGGCTGGCGTCGGCCGAGAAGGTGTCGTCGGAAGCGGCGCGCGAGGCCGAGCGTGCCAACCGTGTCGCGGCCCTGGCGGTCGAGCTGCGCGCCCAGGCCGAAGCCTCGGGCAGTGCCGCGATCGTCGCCGCGGCGGAGCAGCAGATCGCGAAGTACGACCAACTGTCCCGCCAGCAGCTCGAGCTGGACCGCCGGCGCGCAGCGACACAGTTCAATGCCCAGTTCGATCCGGAGACGGCCTACAGCCAGCAGATGGCGCAGTTGCAGGACCTGCAGGCTACCGGCGAGATCAGCGCGCGGGCCGCGGCCGAGGCCAGCAAGCAATATGAGATGCAACGCCTGCAGGCGAGCCGCGACGCGACGGACGGCATGATCGCCGGACTGCGCCAGTATGCGGACGAAGCTACGAATGCCGGTCGTGCCGCCGCCGAGGGCATGGCGACAGGCATGCGGACGCTGGAGGATTTCGCCGTCAAGGCCGTGACGACGATGAAGTTCAGCGTGACGGACTTCGTCAATTCGGCGCTCGCGGACTTC